AGTTGCTTGGGGATATGGCTCATTGTATAATCATTCGAATACACCTAATGCTGATTGGCTAGATATAGAAAATGATATGGCTTTTAAATTTATAGCAATTAAATCAATACAACCAGAAGAAGAAATATGTATAAACTACGGTAGTTCAGGTTATTGGAATGATGGTCGTAAAGATATCAAAATAGTCGATTAATCTCTTTCATTTACATATTTATATAAAAAGGAAACTAATATGGCAGTGAACATTCCGATATGGCCTGGATCGTCAAGTTTCTTCCCTGGAGATACTCCGTTTGGATTCTATGACAACGATACAACATTTCAATCTGAAGCAGATGGTGTGGCTAATTGGTGTGCCAAAAGATTAGGTTATCCAATATCAGATATAGAATTACAAGACATTCAATTTTATACATGTTTTGAAGAAGCGGTTACGGAATATGGTGCACAGATAAATACATATAATATTAGAGATAACATGTTGAACTTATACGGTTCAGCCACCGGTTCCAATTTATCCGGACAAAAAGTATCGCCATCGATGGGTGGTCTGATTGAATTGGCAGAAGAATATGGAACGGAAGCTGGTTCGGGCGGAAATGTAACATATTATACAGGTAGTATCTCAATTACCGCCGGACAGCAAATATATGACTTGTCAGATCCTAATGTGGTATCATTGGAATCAGGAACGGCTGGTACAGATGCAATTGAAATAAAAAGAGTATATCATGATGCACCTCCTGCCTTAGCTCGATTCTTCGATCCTTTCATAGGAACTGGTATAGGAACTCAACAAATGTTAGATGCATTTGGATTTGGTTCTTATTCGCCAGGAGTGTCATTTATGATGATGCCGGTATTTGCAGATTTATTAAGATTGCAAGCAATTGAAATAAATGATATGGTTAGACGTTCTGCATATTCATTCCAAATGTCAAAAGATAGAATGCGTGTATTTCCAATACCTAACGGAGATGCGTTTACTAAAATACATTTTGATTATATTAAGAAGGCAGATCGTAGTAATGCATTGAAAGGAGCTACTGGTACTATTTCTGATTTTTCAAATGTGCCATATCAAAATATAGAATATTGTAATATTAATTCAGTTGGCCGTGATTGGATTCGTAGATATACATTAGCATTAGCAAAAGAAACTTTAGGATGGGTTCGTAGTAAATATTCATCTTTACCTATTCCTAATGCAGAAATAACATTGAATGGTTCGGACCTTATTTCCGGGGCTCAGACGGATAAAGAGGGTCTTATAACGGAGTTAAAAGAGATACTGGATTCAATGTCAAGACAAGCACAATTGGAAAGAAAACAAGCGGAAGCAGATTCATTGCTTTCTCAGTTCAATAAAATTCCAATGAAAATATACATAGGATAATAAATGGCTTTATTTGGTTCAGCAAGAGATGCGTCATTAATCAGATCTATCAATCGTGAATTGATCAATGATTATATTGACACAGAGGTTGGATATTATAAATTAAATTTAGAAGCTACTAAAACAAATATATACGATGAATCAGATGATAAAGTTTATTATTCTGTAATGAAAATAAATTCGTTAATATTGAGAGAAACTCGTACAAGATTATTAGATGAATATGGAGGAGATTCAAGTCGAGTCGTGACATTTGGATTTATTCGCGATGATCTGCGAGATAAAAACATTGTAATGGAAGTTGGAGATATTTTAGAATTTAACGGAGAATTTCATGAAATTGATAATGTATCATCATCTGAATTCTTTGCCGGTAAGAATCCAAGTAGAGATTTAGGATTTACGTTAGGTGAAAGAGGTGAATTTGGTTTAAGTGTATCTATAGTTTGTGAAACTCATGTAACTAGAAAGACTGGATTGAATATACAAGAAATACGAAGTGGAATTAATAAACATAATAATATACCGAGGAACTTATGAGTAAGCCAAAATTAAATAAAACATATAGTTCGTTTACCAATAACCCGGTACCAAAAAAAGAAAATCAAATCCGCCGTGATGATGATCGTATAAAGACTCCTAAATGTACTATCATTGATATTGATGCAGCAATTATGACGTATATACAAGATGTGATACAACCGCAGATTATAGAAAACAATTCAGTAGTTGATGTGCCGGTATTTTATGCCAATGGAGAAAAGTGGGCACAGTTTCAATCGCGTGGATATATGTTTGATGACCGCGGTAAAGCGTTAACACCATCTATATCAATACGACGTAATTCAATGGCAGACCGCGATTCATTAAAAACATTAGGAGTTAATGAAAATCCTGAAGGTAATAGTTACATATATAGAAATAAACATACATTAAAAAATAGATATGGACGTTTTTCAGTGCTACAAGGCATTCAGCCAAGCCAAGAGTTTTATGTATCACCAGTACCAGAATTTGTAGATGTATCTTATGATGTATTAATATGGACTGAATATACAGATCAAATGAATTCTATTATAGAACAGATAATGCCATTAAATGGATTTGCTTGGGGTACTACTTGGAAGTTTCCGACCTTTATATCTGATTATTCATTTGAAACATTGAATACGATTGGTGAAGATAGAGTAGTGAGAGCTACATTGCCAATAACAGTTAAAGGTACAATGTTAATGCCATATGAATTACGAATTTCAAATTTACAAAAACAATTTGCAGTAAAGCGTGTTACATTTGGAAATGAAACAGAAACAACAAATTTTAATGCAAATACTGAAGATCCACCACCAGGCGGTTATTGATATTAAACGTATATTTATATAAAATAAAAATAAGGATAAAGTTATGTCAGAAAAACAAGTTATTACTAAAGATGAATTGAAATCTGTAGAAGAATTGCGTAGTTCAAGTACCGATCTTATATTTCAATTCGGACAGGTTGAAATGGAAATTATTATGTTGCAAGATAGGTTAAAAGAATTAACAACGCATAAAGATTCATTGCAAACTCAATACAAAGAATTACAAGAAAAAGAAGCAACGTTAGTTGATCAATTTAATACTAAATACGGAGCTGGCACTTTAAATATTGAAAATGGCGAATTTGTTGCATCGTAATGATTGTTTGACGCCATTATTCGATATTTATATGAAATAAAGATTTATTAATAAGGAGCAAAATAATGGCTGAAAGAATTGTATCACCCGGAGTATTTACGAATGAAGTAGATCAATCGTTTTTACCTGCAGGTGTTGCCGCAATAGGGGCTGCGGTTATCGGTCCTACACAAAAAGGACCAGCTGGAATACCAACTGTCGTAACTAGCTATTCTGAATTTGTGCAAACATTTGGAGCGCAGTTTACTTCAGGTTCTGGAGCATCGGAGCAAAAATATAAATATCTAACAAATTATATGGCTCAGGAATATCTCAAGTATTCTGATACATTGACTGTTGTTAGAATATTAGCAGGAGCATATGCACCTGCAACTGCAGATGTAACAGCGTCTGGCGTAGCTGATAATGCATTTACATTAACAACATTATCTGACGGTGCTGACCAAAATAGCGAAGGTCCGGAAGGAACTAATAACTCATTAGATTCTGGTTCTGTAAATAACTTGAGATGGGAAGTATCAAATGTAAGTAATACAAAAGGTACATTTACATTGTTAATCAGACGTGGTGATGATACTAGTAAAAGAAAAATTATTTTAGAACAGTATAATAACTTGACATTAGATCCTAATTCAAATAACTATATTGCAAGAGTTATTGGAGATCAATCATTTACATTGAAAGATTCTGGAACAACAGATCCATTCCTTCAATTATCAGGTTCTTTTGTTAATAGATCAAAATACGTAAGAGTTTCTGTTAACAGAACAACATATAATTATTTAGATGTTAATGGTAATATTCGTGATAATGCTTTATCATCTTCTTTACCAGCCGCAGTATCTGGGACATTTGCAAATGGTTCTGATGGAAACGTTCAGCATCCAGTTGCCTTTAACGAAGACATTTCAAATACAAATACACAAGGATTTAACTTGGCAGTAGCATCTAATGGTAAAACATCATATGAAGATGCAATTTATTTATTAGGTAACCAAGATGAATATGATATTAACTTGTTAGCATTACCTGGATTAGTAGATAACTTTTCAAATCATGCTGGAGTATTAACAACAGCATTAAATATGGTTGAAGATCGTTCGGATGCATTCTTATTGATTGATCCGGTTGAATATGCATCAACATTAGCTACCGCGACTGCAAAAGCAGATGCTCGTGATACTAATTATGCTGCTGAATATTGGCCATGGGTTAAAATTCCAGATGTAGATCTTGGAAGAAACGTTTGGGTACCAGCATCTACTTTAATACCAAGTGTATATGCATTCAATGATAGAGTAGCTGCTCCATGGTATGCTCCTGCCGGTCTTAACAGAGGTGGTTTGGATATAGCTGTACAAACAGAGAGAAAATTGACTCAATCAAATAGAGATACATTATATGAAGCTGCTGTGAATCCAATTGCAACTTTCCCTAATTCAGGTGTTGTTGTTTATGGACAAAAAACATTGCAGAAAAAAGCATCGGCATTGGATCGTGTAAACGTGAGAAGATTGTTAATCGCTGCTAAGAAATTTGTTGCATCATCTACTAAGTTCTTGGTATTTGAAAATAATACGGCAGCAACAAGAAACAGATTCTTATCAATTGTTAATCCATATTTTGAAAATGTACAGCAGAGACAAGGTTTGTTTGCATTCAAAGTAGTAATGGACGAAACAAATAATACACCAGATGTAGTTGATAGAAATGAAATGAGAGGAGCAATTTATTTGCAACCTGCTAAGACAGCTGAATTCATTATTATTGACTTTAACATATTACCAACCGGAGCTGCATTCCCAGAATAGGATTAGGAGCATATTTATATTAAATAGATAAAATTAAAGGAGTAAATAGATGGCAGAATTATTAGACCCAACTGAGATATTTTATACAGCGTATGAACCTAAAATGTCAAACAGGTTCATCATGTATCTTGAAGGAATACCTTCGTATCTTATTAAAGCTGCCTCGAGACCATCAATCGACCAAGGTGAGGTTATTCTTGATCACATTAACGTTGAAAGAAAGTTGAAAGGTAAGTCAAGATGGCAAGATGTAACTGTAACATTATATGATCCGGTCGTTCCTTCTGGAGCACAGGCAGTAATGGAATGGGTACGTTTGCACCACGAATCTGTAACAGGTAGAGATGGTTACTCGGATTTCTATAAAAAAGATATCACTTTTAATTCATTAGGACCTGTTGGAGATAAAGTTGAAGAATGGACTTTGAAAGGCGCGTTTATATCATCAGCAACATTTGGTGATATGGATTGGGCAACTGAAGATCCAGTAATGATCGAACTTACATTGAAATACGATTACGCAATACTTCAATTCTAATAGTATTTTAAAATCATTAATAAAGCCTTGCTCCGGTAAGGCTTTTTTACTGACTGTATATTTATATTAAATAAAAATAAGTTATAGGAGACCAATGGGAACAGTTAACAACGATTATCCAGCTAGTAAGCAAAAAGAATTGACAGATGCTCAAATAAAAGCAAAAGCAATTGCTGAATTTGAAGCCAAGCAAATCTCAGAGTCAAAAACTCAGACAACAAATAAATTTCCAACTGAGATTATTCAGTTACCATCCAAAGGAAAATTTTATCCAAAAGATCATCCATTGGCATCAGGTACAGTAGAAATGAAATATATGACTGCTAAAGAAGAAGATATCTTAACTAATCAATCATATATTAAACAAGGCGTAGTATTAGATAAATTATTTCAATCATTACTAGTAACTAAATTCAATTACAAGGATTTATTGGTAGGTGATAAAAATGCTATTATGGTCGCTGCTCGTATTTTAGGATATGGAAAAGATTATGAATTTAGTACAATTGCACCTTCTGGTGTAAAACAAACGGTTCATGTTGATTTGACTCAATTATCTGATAAAGAAATTGATTGGGATCAAATTAAAGAAGGAGAAACTGAATTCGAATTAACATTGCCAGTATCAAAAAGAGTTGTTACCGTTCAATTATTAACTGGACACATTCAAAAGAAAATTGAGTCAGAAGAAAAGGCCTTGACAAAATTAAAGAAGGATGCATCTGTTACTACAATGTTAAAACATATCATAACATCTATTGATGGCAACTCTGAAACATCAGCCATACGACATTTTGTTGATAACGAATTATTTGCAAACGATTCTAGATATATACGAACAGAAATAAAAAAAATAACTCCAGATTTAAAAATGGAAGTTACAGCCGTTGATGAGGAGGACGGCGATCCCTTTTCGTGTAACCTTAGCATCGGATTGGACTTTTTTTGGCCTGACAGCAAAATATAGATTAAATGTATATGATCAAATATTTGATCTAGTTTATTACGGTAAAGGATTTTCTTATTCTGACGTGACAGATATGCCAGTATATCTTCGCGTATACTATATCAATAAAATCAATAAAATCTTTAAAGATCGGAATAAAGCTCAAGAAAAAGCCAACAGGCAAGCAAGATCGAATTCGTCGCGCGCACGCCCACCCAAATTTGGTAGATAGTCATATTTATTAATAAATAGGACGTGCTATGAAACTAGATGAATTTGAAAATCGGCAGTTAACTCAAATCAACAAAATTGATAAACAATTGAATGAAGGCTGGGGAGCCAATGTAGTTAACTGGTTTTTCAAGAATAGAGGATTAAAAAAGAATCTTAAGAAAATGGCCGCTGATATCGAAGATGTGCCAGAACTAAAAGCACAGATGGATGCTATTGAAAAGCTAGGGGATGAAATTGAACAAACGCTTAAACGAACACAAGATTCTCATAAACAAGGATTACTCGATCTAGCTAAACATCCAGGTGGTACTACAAGAGATTTTGTTGAACGCGAGCGTAAAGAATGGTTAAAACATCTTGCCAAGTATCGTAAGAAGAATCGTAATTACTGTTAATAGATGGCTAAAAAACAAACACCCGGACCGGATAAAAATCAGGAAAAGATACTAGATTCGTATCTTTCAAAGTACAAACAACTTGAAATATCGGCCGAGCGTTTAGTTAATCTTAATAAAAAAGTTGAAGAAGGTCATTTTAAAACTGTTGCAGAACTCGATAAAGAAATTTTACGACAAGAACGGCTCAGTAGAGAAACAGAATTAAGAAAGCAAAAACAAGAAGAAGTTAATAAAGCAAAAGAAGAGCAAAATCAGCTCGATAAAGAACAATATGATTTATTAGTCGATCAAAAAGATATGAGTGAATTGATCATAGATCGACTCAAAGAACATCGAACAACTCAACAAAACATATTTGACCTTACAGAAGATCAAGTAAAAAGTTTACAAGCAGCAAATCAACGATCGGTTGAACGAGTAAAACTTGATATCGAATCCGGTAGACTGCAAGGAGAAGCCTTATCTAGAGCTCTAGAAAATTTAAAGCTCCTAGAGCAAGAAAATGAGATGATTCAAAAAATGAATGATGCAATGGAATCCGAAGGTTTCAAAATAATGAAAGCGTCATTTGAAGAATCATTAGATGCTGCAAAAAAACTTGGCGATAAGGTAGATTCAATATTTGATAGTATACCAGGCGGTAAATTAATTGCAACTGCATTAGGCTTTGATAATATGTCTCAAAAAATGCAAGATCAAGTTAAAGAGAATTATGAGGAAGTGCAAGAATCATTAGTTGAAGCAGAAGATGGAGGAAATGCATTATTCAAATCCTTAAAAGCTAGTGGTGGTGTATTAAAAAAGAATTTAGTACCAGCTGCTCTTGCGTTAGGCGTAGGATTGCTTGCGGCTGGAAAAGGACTATTAAGTATAGCAAATGAACAAGATGAAAAAGCACGAAATCTAACAAAACAGACAGGATTAACACATGCACAATCAGAAGCGTTAGTTAAAAGTGCTGGTGAAAGAAGCAATGTAACTGGAAATGTATTAGCTATGGAAGAAGATATCTTAGCAGTACAGACAGAAGCTATTAAGAATTTTGGACCTATGGGTCGATTATCAGATCAAGTAGCAGTTAACGTGGCAGAAACCGCGGCGGCATTTGGTATTTCAAATGAAACGGCTGGACAAGTACAATCAACGTTAATGCAAATGGGCATGGATCAAGCAGATGCAGCGAAGTTACAAGAAGAAGCCGCGGCGGATGCATATAAAGCCGGTGTTAGTGCAGAAGCAGTAATGGCTGATATTGCCGCTAATGCTAAAACATCTTTAAAATATTTCGGTGGAAATCCAAAAGCGTTAAAAAAAGCTGCTATAGAAGCAGCAAAATTAGGTAGAAGTGTTGCTGATATGGTATCTCAAGCCGATGCCTTATTAGATATAGAAGGATCGTTAGAAGCCCAATTCAAATTTCAAGCTTTAACCGGAAAAGAAATAAACCTTGATAAGGCGCGTGCATTAGCACTAGACAATAAACTTACGGAAGCAGCTGCTGAAGTACAAAAACAAATGAAGCAAGCTGGTATTGATGAAGCAGCGTTTGTAAAAATGAAAAAGCATGAACGAGAAGAACTAGCTAAAGCTACTGGTGTAGAATTAGATTTAATTGAAAAAAGCTTTGCAATGGATAAGTTAAGGGATAAATTTAGTGAGCAACAAATAAAAGATGCTGAGGCACTTGGAATGTCAGCAGAAGAAATGCTTAAAATGAAACCTGGAGAACTTGCGGCAGAGTTGAAAAAATCAGATCAAGCACGTATACAAGCACAAGAAATGGAAAAGGCGACTAATACAATGAAAAATGCATTATTGCCAATTGCTATATTCGTTCAAAAAGTAATAACAAAAATGGCTGAGGGAGTCGCTTGGTTTGCATCAGGATTAACTGGATCGGGTACAGCAATGCAAACTGTAATTTCATATACGATTGCATTAGGAGCTGTATTAGGAGCTGCCTTTCTTATATATCGTAAGATTAGAAAAGCAAATGCAGAAGCATCGCGTAATACTAAAGAACGGGTTGACTTAGAAAATGAGTCAATGGAAGCAAATAAAGTAACAGCTGATAACGCCGAAAAACAGACTGAGTTAGCACAACAACAAGTAGAGGCTACACAATCATTAGGAGAAAAGTTTCAATCTGTTGCAGATACAATTACACAGTTATTAGAACAAATGGGAGGTCTCGAAACATCTACTGATGCAAGTGCCACGAATATGGAATCTGCAAATGTTAGTGCAGGTGAATTGACAGAAACTATGTCTGGTACGACAGACCAAGCAGATGCTCTTGCAGATAAAACAGAGGATGTATCAGATAATATAGCTGAAGGAGTTGAAGGCGTTGAAGATATGACAGAGGCATTAGAAGAAGCTGCAGAAGCATCAGAAGATATAAAACCAGATGCCACCGGCGGAGGTAAGTCAAAAGGCATAATGGGTAAAGCGAAAGATGCTGCTGGTAGTTTAGTAAGTGGAATTGGCGGTGGTATTGGCAAACTAGCCGGCGGTGTAAAAGATTTTGCTGGTTCAAGTGCAGGACAAGCTGCTATAAGTGGATTAATGTCTGGAGGTATAGGTAACATAATGTCTGTTGGAGATTTAGCAATCGATCCTAATGGAGGTCCTGTTGTATCATCACCTCGTGAAGGCGGAATATATCAAGGAACAAAAAATGACGGAGTATCAATGTCACCAAGTCATGGCGGTGCTGGTAGTGGTGGCGCTTCAATTGATTATGATAAATTAGGCTCTGCAGTTGCAGCTGCTATAGCTGCTAATCCACCTCAAGTTAATATGGATGGTCAAAGAGTATCAGAAAAGGTATCAGCACAACAGTCAATGAATAAAGGAAGAGGATAAAATGGCATTAGTAGATTTACGTTCTAATTTATCATGGTATAGTTCAAACGGCAATCCGCCAGGCTATAAACCTAATGCTGATAAAAACTCTACTAATTTTGTTAACAATGAAGATTTAAGTGTTAGTGCAACTCCGCGTGGTTTTGATAATGCAGGTGCGGCTGCAACATTTCCGGCACGTACATCGCTCAATCAATTTTATATTAATAGTGGTAACAGTTTTCAAGGTACGGCTACAAGAAAAGATTCATTAGGACAAGGAACGATATTTCCTTCAGGTCCTGATGGAACGGTGTTTACATTTGATAGAACACGTACAGGCTTTAACATAACAAGAAAATATAGCGAGGTATATAACTCATTAAGCAATGCAGGATTAGCAGATACATATGTTATACGAAAGCCAATCAATGCAATGTACAATAAATTTAAAGTGCGTGATCAAGTATATAATCCGTATGGCGATCCAGCGCCGCCATTCATATTAAGAGGTATTCAAAAAGATGATAGTATATTTCCAGAACGATATGGAGATAATAGTATAAGAAATGTGCCACGTGGTGGTCCTAAAACAGCTGAAGAACGCGCTGAGTTAGACGTAGATCGAATTTCAAAATTCATGTTAAGACCTCCCGGGCAATGGTTTATTGAAAAACAAAATCAATTGCATTTGATGAATCCAAACCGAGAGGGCGTTAACGGTTTACCGCAAGACCCATCATTCAATGCAAACTCACCAAAAGTGTTTGATATTCAAAATTTATTGAACCAAGTTGGTAAAGGCTATAAAGGAGAACGTGATAGAAAGCATGGACAGTTTCCATATGATACACCAGGATTTTTACCATTTCCGCCATCTCCTCCATCTAATTATGAAGACATACATAAAGAAAGAGCTTTAGGAATTACTCAATCCGGACAGGTAGTATCACCTACATTAAATAATCGATTAGTAATTATGCGTCGTGAAGCATTATTTGATGATGGATTTATTGATGGTATAGTTATTGGCGGCGCCTTTTCTGCAATTGCCAATTTAACATATGATGGTAAAGTTTCAAATACACCATTCAAAAGATTTTTGTCATCTATACCGGTAGGCGCAGCAAAAATACCAATGGGTGATAAATTCGGGCGAAGTACTACAGTAGATTTTACAAACATACGTGGTAGTTTATATACATATTTCTTTCCATATTATACGCGTGGTATTACATTAAATGTCAAAGGCGTTCGATTTAGAGCTGAGGGGGATATTAAAGACGCGGAAGGACCATTCAAGTTTCATCCAGGGTTAGAACGACGTTATATAACTTTATTAGAAGATTCAAATTTACGATGGAAAGCTCATCAAAATGATCGAGACGGTATTCCCGATCCGGATGATACTGATCAACGACCAATAGATGGACAGTATGTAAAGCCTGATGCATTTTCTATAATAAAGGCATCGAATGATATTCGAAACACCAGAGGTTCGGCTCGAAGCACATTTACGGATTTTAGAGCTTATGAAAATGCAAAAGGGTTTAAACATGAACCTGGTACTGAATTTAAAATTGATACAAATACCGGCAATAAAGCCGCAGAAGGAGGTCGAGAAGAAGCTTTATTAACTCGATTAGGCGAAGATCGAGATTCTGGCCAACGGCATGATGGTATTGGAATATCTCCACGTACTTTGGCAGAACCAAATCGTCCAAATGAACTAAGCCCGGTTAATCCATTTGACGGAACGTCATCTCCTAAAACAACTGAAGATGAATATCGTGATATAGGCCAAGCAGCAGAAGATCGAACTGCCGAAAGATTTAGTAGTGAACGTAATGCTATTATTGACTTCCGACCTGACAAATCTGGCAATAAATATCAAAAGTATCAAGGAACCGATGAGACGGATGAGAATGATGTCAAACGCGAACAAACAAAAAAATATAGAGATTATCCTGCAAAGGAAACAGGTCGAAATAGACCAGAGCCAGAAGTCAATAAACCAGAATTATTACAAACATATAAACGATTGACATATACTCAAATACGTGATATCACGACGGATCGGCAAGCAAATACATCAGCTGTGATTGATTTCACAACAGGTCAACAAATTGACAATGCGTTGAATCGATATATATCACAAGTAAATTCAAAAATACCTGACGATGAAAATGATTTTATATCGTTCAAGTTTAATTCTATTATATTTAAAGGATATATCGATAGTATATCAGATAACTTTACACCTGGATATTCATCTGAATCAGATCAGAATAGAGCCGATCCAAGATATTTGTATACTTCATTTGAGCGAAGTGTTAGCATTACATTTAGAGTGGTATGGGAACAGCATGATGCATCACCATGGGAAAATTTAAAACGGTTAGCAGATTTGTCTTTACCAAAATATGGCGGTGGTCCATTTGCTCAAAGAGTTGATGTTACAATCGGTGGATTATATACAAAGATACCAATGTTAATCGAGTCGTTATCATACGATTGGGATAATGAAACACCATGGGCATTACCAGATATTAATACTAAACGACCAACCGACAAACCCGGAACAAGACTAACTACCGTAGATAGAGGTAAAGAAGTTCCGTTGTATACATCAGTGACATTAAGCTTGAAATATATGGGTAATAAAAAGCCAGATGCGGGTACTGGTTATGTATTGTATGGTACCGGTGCTTCAAAATAAAAAGGATAGATTATGGCAGTAATGCAAAGATATTTATTTTCAACAGTTACAAATGATGCATACGAAACTGTGCGTATGCCTAAACCAGAAGTAGATATAAATGACCAATATATTATTACAGTGGAAGGTGATCGGTTTGATTTAATTGCAAAACAATTTTATGATGATGTTGCATTGTGGTGGTATATTGCAATTGCAAATGATTTAAGGCCAGCTTCAATGATAATCCCAGCTGGAATACAATTAAGAATACCAGCTTCATTAGACTTTTTAGGTAGACGATTAGAAGCTGCAGAAATGGATAAATAAATGGCAGATGTATTTAATAGACCGTTAAATGGAACACCACCTGGTGGTTCTGGCGGTGTAGGCTATTCAATTCGTAGTAATGGATTTGCATCTGTTGGTTTTGCTGGCGGAGGTCCAAATAGCCCGGTGTTGGCAACTAATGCAGGTAGAGGGCGACCGGCTCCTACATTAAACAGCGTTAAAATGATTTTAGAAGGAATGGCAGGTTCATTACGGCGTGGTGAATTTACCGTTACGGTATACGATGCCGGTTCATTAGAATCTGTAATAGGCTCTGGTGGAGTTGGTGGAGTTGGAAATGATATAACCTTATCGATTGGAAGATCGGGCCCCGGAGCTGGTGGTGGAGGTTCTTGGGATTTAACAGTGTATAAAAATACATTCCAATCTGATAAAGAGGGTAGATATGTTATAACAGTATCTGCTTTAGGTAAAGGAATGGAGGTATTAAAAAAAGATGGAATTGCATTACCAAAAAGAGCTGTTGGTAAGACATTTAATAAATATGCAAATATTCTTGGGTTTCCATGGTTAGAAAGTGTTTCGGTAACCAATATTGTTGATTTTATGATGTGGGAAGCATTGGATGGAGCAATTGGCGGCGTTCCAATAACATTATCAATCGAATCCGGAAAAGGTAATGGTTCTGATTGGGTACACTTTATAGCACCTACCGGAGTAAAACCACAGAATATACAGAACGGATTAGGAGAGACTAATCGATTAGTTTATTTTCGATTAGGATATATGATTGGAATAATTAACGATGGATTGCCAGCCAGTACAAAAAAGATATTATATGACCTCCCAGCAACAGCAGTTGAGACAGATTTAGGCGGCGGTAATAACTTGATCTCCGGAGATCCATTAAACGTACTGATTAAAAATGATCCATATACCGATTATCCGGTAGAAGGCAACACCACAGACGTTGGTGATCTTATTTTTAGTGCTATTACGCAGCCATCAGGAATATTTACGTCGAAGGCAGAAATGAAATCGATCGGAGGTGATTGTATGAACATATATGTTTCATATGCATGCCTTAAAGGAATTTTAAATTCATTAGGAGCTTCCGGTACAAGTGCAAATCAAGCTGATGCCGAAAGAGCCGCTAGTCCCGGAGCGACAAAATTAGACCTCGAAGGTTTCTTGCAATCAGTGTTTGGAGTAATCCGAGAGGCAACGGGTGGCTGGGTTGATTTAGATATCATGGAAGATCCAGTAGCTTTTGAAAATGCAGAGAAAGATGCGGCGTTATATATTTACAATAAGAATTCTAAAAATGCATCTGGCGGTCCTACTGAAATTGATGATATCTCTGGAGAAGGTGGAGTACGGTCAGCGACTATTTCCGGTGATGTTCCGACTGGTTGGCAAATGGAAGCATTTGCAAAAGCAAGTCCAGGGAAGAAAGAAGATCCCGAACCGTCAGAAACAGTTACGATTGATTGGAATAAAGCTAAAAATGATTTGGCAAAAGCTGGACTTGATGCTACTCAGGCACAGGGTATATCATCAGGTTTACGTAAAGTAATTGCGGAAATGCCTAAAGCCTTAGCCAAGGAAAAAGCTGATAGACCATATCCAATTGGTTTATCAATTACATGTAATGGATTCTTGAATCCTGGATTTGGTCAAAGTTTTGGTTTAGCATCATTATCGGCTACTCGATGGGCTGAGAATACAGCATTTACTATTACAAGAGTTACGCATCAAGTGCAAGGACAAGATTGGACTACTAGTTTAGATACTCAATCTAGACTTGTACCATAATAATATTTATATATAATATGCCAAAAAGACCATTATATACACCTCCAGAAGATCTCGTTGTAGGAACAACGTTAGGACAAGAATATATGTATGCAGATACACTGCAAGAATTTTTTGGCGAATATCATGTATATCCAAATAACGCGGTTTATTCAGATCCAGAGTATTCAAATAAAAGTCGAGAGTTAGTACCATTTATAGCACCGTTACAGACGCCAGATTGTCTCACATATTTTAAAATTCAAAAAGTATTATATAATCAATACGTGCCGGTTACTCAACATTTTATTACATTGACAAAAGAAGATTATACATTTGGTAAAAAGATTAGATTTTTTCTGCAAAAAATAAATGAACGATCTAAAATATATGAAGTTGATTTAAGAACGTTTAAACAGTATAATACAAAAAATCAACCTGGACCTAATGGATTTTTATATCGCCGACATGTACTGCAATGGCAATTAACCGGTGATGTTGATACGGTGATCCGGCCATTAAATCAAGAAGCAATTCAAAAGGCAGAAGAAACTATTCCTGGTATTGGAACATACTTATTAACTAATCCTACCGAGTTTGCAAAAATAAAATATACAGGAACTGTTAACGGTTTGTTTACAGCAGGTGGAGAATATAAAACATCAGCTGGTGATAATTATATTGGTTCATATCATATAAGAGCAATGGAACCTGATTGGGCTTATGAAGGTGCTCGTCGAATAAGCGGACAAAATAAAAAAATATTTCCATACGAATAATTTGGTTTATTGAAAAATTATACTTATATTAAAGTATGATAATAGTGGAATGTGATAACGATTTCAGATATCTGACTGATTCAATTCAATCTTCAGATAGTTTTTGGATTCCGGTGTATTCGGATGCATTCAAACATTATATCAATAATCGCATATCATTCATATACATTTATAGTATCAATGATGATTTAGACTTCATATTACCATTCCGTCATAAGGACTGTATTAACCAGGATATCGAACGTTTAAAAGAGGTTACAAGTCAGGGTGATATCTTTGTATTAGCCAAGAAACGCTTTGTCAATTTCTATGCAAAACAATGCTATGATGCAGACCTAATGCATTGGTGGCAAACTCATAACATGTTGCCATTAACAGAAACAAATACATCGGCTCATGATATATGGAACCGGTGGTGGCATAATGAAACAAATACAAATGATTGGTTGCCAATAACAAAGCATATTGAACGGTGTACGGCTATGAGACGAGAGTTCATGAAATCATATACCACCTTTCAAATGACTGAAGCATTTCGTTCTTATGACACAATGGCAATAGATAATTTCTTTTCAATTGAACAGAATGGTTTGCATGTTAACGCCAAAGGATTCGCAGAGCATTTTCAATCCAATGGAATACAAAATGGCAAAGTGTTTACGGAATACAATTTATATACCAGTACTGGAAGACCTTCTAACAAGTTCGGAGGAATTAACTATGCGGCGTTAAATAAAGATGATTCGAGCCGATCGCATTTTGATTCCAGATTTGAACGTGGCATGTTATTGGAATTTGATTATGATGCGTATCACGTACGGTTGATTGCAGAAATGATAGGATACAAATTACCAACCGGTTCTATACACGAGTATTTTGGTAAACAGTATTTTGGTGCGAACGAATTAACTCAGGAACAATATGAACAATCCAAGCAGATAACGTTTCGATTGTTATATGGAGGTATAGATAAAGACTTTGCAAAGATACCGTTTTTCGGAGAAGTGAAATCATTTATAGGTCAATTATGGAGAGATTTCAAAAAGAACGGTGAAGTTAAGACGCCGACATTTAAACGGCCGATGTATGCAGATCATTTGCATGAAATGAATCCAAACAAACTATTCAATTACATATTACAGGCAACCGAAACGGAACATAACTTTTATGCCATAAACAATATCAATGAGGCATTGCAACCTTATCGGAGCCGATTGATTTTGTATACATATGATTCCATGCTATTTGATTATGACTTGACAGATGGCAAATCACTTATCATGCAATTGAAAAATGTTATATCCGAAAATGGCGCATATCCGGTGAAAATCAAGGCTGGAGTAAATTATCATGATATGAAAGACATGACTTCCCGACTCGATTAATATTTATATCAAAGAGTTTATATATGGATTTTGACGGAATTGTAAGAGAGTGGTTTTACAGACTACCTAAAGGTTATGCTGATGCTCCATACACGGACGCGGAACTTGCAGTACTAAACGAAGTGTTATCAGAAAATGGTATATCATTATCAGAAGCTAAACTTGAAAAAGAAAAGTTTACAGAGCCAGACCAAATGAGAAATGAGGTTGATCAGCTCGATCAAGCGTTTAATGATGCAAAGCCAGTTAAGGTAAATGAAGATGATAATAAAAATTCAGAGATATGGAATGTATTATTACAAAAATTAATTGATGAAAAAGTATTTTCTGAATCAGGTTCATACCAAGACGTTATAGATTATGCGGAAAAAACTTTTTTACAATTACCTCCTAGTGAAGCAAAAAAAGTAGCAGACAAATTTCGTACATATTCAGTTGAAGAGTTTGTCGCTAGTGGTTGGAAAACTTTTATAAAATTTATGGATTTTAAAAGAGAAGGCTTTGGTAGAGGAGAATTAGCTGCACTAATGGGCGTCAAAGGCAGTCAATCAGGCGGAACTGCTGAACATGATTTGAAAGTAGGCGGAACGACAATTGAAATTAAAGAACTAGTCGGATCAACAATAAGACCAGCAACTGGAGGTATGGCAGCCCGAATGCCATGGAGCAAGCGGTGCATGTCTCTATATACAGATGCAGTACTTCCTATGTTAGAAGAAACATATATAATAGAAGCGTTAAAACAATTATACCCAGAAGATGAACAATTAAACAATTTATTGGACATGTTTGGAGATGGAAAAGAATTTTCTACTGTATCCAGTAAAGGAGTTAGATTATACGGAGCCGGCGGAACAGAACGTAACCTATCGGATATGCAAAACCTTTATAACGGATTAATAAAAGCTCAAAGTATTTTAACAGATAAATTTCTAGAAGATAAGTCTATTACCGCCATGACATTATCAGGAGCATCTAAAGGCAAATTTGCTATAGGAGATGAAGATATCGAAGATTTACAAGGCGTGCCAGTTGATGGAAAAGAGGTTACTATTAATGTAGTACCTATTAAAACTGAATCAGTTGTAGAAGCCAATCTCTGGCTTTATAATTTACGTAATCACCCATGGGTACAAGATCCGGAATTATTCATAACTGAACTAGTCCAGGCAAGAGATATCTATTTTGCCCAAATCCCATCTGGAAAAGTAATGTGGTTTCGAACTACCTCTGAAACTAAAACGCCTAAAGAAATGGGAATAGCAGAAAAAGATGAATGGTACACTACGAATATTACACAAGGACAAATGAGATATGCACCTAAATCTTTATTCAATGCTACTAAATATCCATTTGTACAATTACAAAAAGGATTGTAAATTGAAAACACAGTTATTATGCACATTTGCACATAGAAAGGATTTGGATCTCATAATTGATTACATTGTGAAATCATATGATGTGTCAGAACGTCGCATATTCGTGTTTGCCGATGCTGAAAATTCACATGACCTATACATTACATATAACGTAAATCCATCCGAAGATTACGGAAAGACACCAAATACAATTTCAATACACCGAAAAAAAGAAACCAACACATTGTACACAGTGAATGCATTGAACACAATTATACGCAAAGCCAATAACGGAGTGTTAGATAAAAAGTTTGCAGTGCATTGGCCGACATATGAAAATTCATTGCTGTTAACATCGGATGATGACCTACGCAGAATCGGATTGGTTTTAGAGCGTAGAATCGATTTGTAATGTATATTTATATAATATAAAAGGGACAAAGATGAAACTTAACGAAAATTACAGAAGATTATTTAAAGGAAGAGCGTCTTCTAACGATTTAAAATTATTACGAGAGAATGCAGAAAAGGATGCTGAGAAACTACAAAAAGAATTGATTGCATTTGCTCAAGGATCACCAGGCGGCAAAAATAACGCATTTGGAATACCCATCGATCAATCTAAAACTAATCTGCTTCGAAAAGGATTTGAAGTAATAGAGGCTGAGGGACCATGGACTCAAATGGACATGAGCGGAACTACGGTGAGTGGTAAGACCGAGGATGGCGAAACAACGCCTGGCAAAAAAACCGGATACGAAGCCGGTCCGTTTGTAATAAAACTCGATCCAAAAGAGAATCTAGTTTGTATGATGGTTTCTCAAAAAGATATGAAACAGGCTAACGAATATCAAACCGACGATAAAAATATGAATATGATATATGACCAGATTCAGAAGAAATTTCCGCCTAGCCAGTATGATTATAACGTCAGATCTGAACAAGGAACTTATATGATACTAATGCGAAAAAAGCAAGAAGGATAAAAAGCTTTAAATAAATTAGGACTTACGAAAAAGATTTCTTATATTTATATAAAATAAAAGGATATGAACAAAATGAATTTACAAGAAAATTATAAACGATTGTTTAAAGGAAGAACGTCTTCTAACGATAGAAAATTGATACGAGAAAATATGAACGATTTCAAATTTTCATATCCATCACCAGCATTCGAGTCTAAAGCAGAGGAAGTGTTAAAAGCTATGGAAAATGATATGCTAGAGAATTTCGATAGCTATGATGATTGGGTTGAATACGGATCGGATAGTCCAAGTCGTGAAGTCGAAGATTTAACAGATGATTTGGTTGCATTAGATCCAAAGAAAGGGTATACAGTTGATGATTGGATGGAGGAAGTTGCATTTCCATACATAAAAAAGAATCATGGATAAAAAAGGAATAGCAATGAACCTACAAGAAAATTATAGACGATTGTTTAAAGGCAAACCGGCTAGTAATGACGGTTCGATGTTATTTGAATCGCGATATAATATAAAAGTAAACAGCCATAGAATTAATCCGCAAAACTACAAAGGTATTGATTCAGCGTTAGTTCAATATGGCGGAACAATAGATGGTGCTGACATTCCAAAAGGAACTAGATTTGGAGCCCGCGGCGTTGCGGGAGATGTGGACGAAGTAAGGCAACTTGATCCTGGAACGGATATGGCCTTGTCAATCACGTTGTATTTCCCAGAATCAATGTGGGGACTTCAAATCGCCCATAGAAATAATCCTTTTAGAGAGAATAAAGATTATAGCGAGGACGACGTCAAGTCGACCGACTGGGAAGAAGAATGGCCTCCAGCATTAATGGCCAAAGCAAAACAAGATGAAGTATCAAAAATGATCGATGATGCAGTTGTGAAATATGCATTGTCAAAAGGATTAGAAGATCATGTTGCAAAAAAAGATGGTGGGACTTTTGATGTCGATGCTGCAAAAAATCTAAAGAAGAGAAAGAGAAAACCGGCTTTAGATAAAGATGCCCTGGCAGATGTGGTAATGAAAATAGCAGATGATGCCGGAGGCGGTAGAGACATGACAGATGATATCATAGATGAATTAGGTGATTTTTATGATGCTGTACAAAAGAGTCGCAATAAAAAACTTATTGATGCATATGATGATTTACGAAGTACATCCGATGGTGAACCTAATGACCAAGCAGAGGCAGCAGAAGCTTTATTAAATTTATTAGAAAATTATAAAGGTATGAACAAAATGAACCTACGAGAAAATTATAAACGATTGTTTAAAGGTAAAGCTAGAAGTAACGATCGAAGCTTGATAAATGAGGCAGTAGCTGAACCGAACTCAATCTTAGTAAAGAGTATCAATAACTCTTTTACATTTCAAGACTTCCCCAGTCCCGAACCATTAGATGATCAGATATATGCTGATGCAGTAGAGATGGCTGAAGACAAATACGCCAATGGTGCCAAGATGGATTTCATATATATGGATGTAGATGGTAAAGCTCATGAAGGTGAGATTACTATTAAAGGTGTTAGTGATTATGAAGGACCTTATTGGGAAAATGAAAGTAAGTTTAAAAGCGAAACTCAAATGACTGATGAGAACATTATTGACATGTTTGATGAGTTTTCATAGAAAAGGTAACCAATGATTAAGCTTAAAAAACTATTAGTAGAAACAGGAGTCTTGAATGAGAATAATACTGAGTACTTCAATGTAAAAAACTTTTCTAATTATTCTCCAGATGATAGAGAACGGATTATTAACAGGATTGGCGAACTTCAATGGGATGCAATACGACGATTCTATCAAGCACATGACAGTTGGCATGCAGAAAATGATCCAAAGACGTTTAAACGCAACCTTGAATCAAAGTACAAATATTCGTTTACGAAAGGGGATAACTTTTCATCTGAGGCAGAGGCTGAATTAGCTTTTGAATTGCTAAAAGAAATGATACCTCAAAAAAATATAGGTCCTACGTTGTATAAATTCTTTAAAGATTTGCCAAAACTTATAGCGGTGGCTGATACGGATACCGCCAATGTAAGAAAACGGCTGAAAGATGATGGTATGCTAAGTTATAAAACTCGCGATGTTGAAAACATTAAAAGGGCAATAGGTAATAATGCTTTCAAAGAACTCATAGGTAAGAGTGGTAACCGAACAGGACCAGTAGAAATGATCTTAATGGTATCGCATATAAAAGATGGCATGGCAAGACTACCAAAAAAGTTACTCAATGCATTACCTAACAAAACCCAAATAGATCAATTAATAAAGAAAATTAACGCTGGAGATACGGACTTAGATCCTGGCGATCCATTGCTATATCAATATGATGAGTTGCTTGAAAAAGGTGTGAGAGACCTAATGAAAAAGCTTGGAGTTACTTTGCAAAAAGATGACATTAATCTTGAAGATGATAATATGACTGTATATACAACTATTGATGCAAGTAAAATGAAGCCGCTAAAAAAATTAGGATTTGAAGAAGACGAATAATAACAAATAACAAATAAAACTTTTTTTAAACTTTTTTCGGTAATGTCTTGGTACATTGAAAAAAAGTTATTATATTTAACAAATATTAATTATTAATTTAACAAAAGAGGAGAAAAAATGGCAATTGACTTAGACGCAATTAAAAGAAAACTCAATCAGTTACAAACAGTTGGCAACCGCCAAAACAATTTATGGAAACCTGAACCAGGTAAACAAACAATCAGAATCGTGCCTTATCAATATGATAAAGATAATCCATTCCAGGAATTATACTTTCATTATGATTTAGGTAAGAAAAATTATCTATCACCTGTCACTTACGGCAAACCCGATCCGGTAGTTGAATTTGCAGAGAAATTGAAATCTTCTGGTAATTCAGATGAATGGAAGTTAGGTAAGAAAATGGAACCTAAAATGAGAACTTATGTTCCAGTAATCGTAAGAGGTAAAGAATCCGAAGGAGTTAAGTTTTGGGGATTTGGTAAAACAGTTTATACAGAACTATTAGGTTTTATCGCAGATCCTGATTATGGAGATCTTTCCGATCCAATGAATGGTAGAGATATCGTTGTAGAGTTCACACCATCAGATGGTCCAGGACAATATCCAAAAACAGCAATCCGTGTTAAGCCAAATACAACACCGGTTACTGAAGACAAAAACATTGCAGAGAAAGTAGCTAAACATCAGCCTAAACTATCTGATATATTCAAAGAGCCATCATATGATGATCTTAAAGATGCGTTAGAGAAATGGTTGAATCCAGAAGATGATGCAAGTGGTACTACTGATACTACTGATTCATCAGCGACAGAAACTGCATCTACTGATACTAAAGCGTCTTCTGATACAGGAGAAACAGTTAATAAAGTAGATGATGTTTCATCGGCATTCGATGCATTGTTTAACGAATAAGAAAAGGTTACAGAATGGCAAAATCAAAAAGCGAACAGGCAGACGAGCTCGCGGTAACGTTAGCGGATAATCTGAACAAGAAATTTAAAGGTACTGGTTTCAAAGCTGCGTACTTTTTAGATTCTGATACAGATGCTCCAAGCGAAGTACGAGGTTGGGTTGGTTCCGGTTCATCAATGCTTGATCTTGCAATTTCAAATAGACCCGAAGGTGGTTTTCCGGTTGGGCGTATAACAGAAATAACAGGATTGGAAGCTTCAGGTAAATCTTTATTAGCAGCTCATGCATTAGCCAATACGCAGAAAAAAGGCGGAATGGCAGTGTATATTGATACAGAGAATGCAGTTAGTAGAGAGTTTCTAGAAGCGATAGGATTAGATCTTGAAAAAATGTTATACGTCCCATTGGATACAGTAGAGGACATATTTGAAGCAATTGAAAGTATTGTCGAGTCAATTAGAAAATCAAACAAAGATCGATTAGTTACAATTGTAGTTGATTCTGTAATGGGTGCATCGACAAAGATTGAAATGGCAAAAGAATTTGATAAAGATGGATACGCAACTTCCAAAGCGATCATTTTATCAAAAGGTATGCGAAAGCTTACTAATATGCTTGGCCGTAACAAGATTTGTTTGATATTCACCAATCAGTTAAGAACTCGATTAGGAGTAGCATTTGGAGATCCGTATACTACATCAGGTGGTAAAGCGATTCCATTCCATGCCTCGGTCAGGTTACGATTAAAATCGGTTGGACAAATTAAAGTCAAAAAAGATGGCGTAGATCAAGCCATTGGAATAAAGACTAGAGTCCAAGTGGTTAAAAACAGAATGGGTCCACCATTAAAGTCAATTGATTATGATATCTATTTTGAATCTGGTATCGATGACTTCGGAGGTTGGCTCAACGTTATGAAGCAGTATAAACTTGTATCAACAGCAGGTGCATGGTATACATTTACAAGAACAGATGGTTCGGAAGTGAAATTCTTATCAAAAGATTTTGAAAAGAAGCTAGAAGAAGTAGATGGTCTTAAAGATGAAATTTATCAGCAGATATGTGATGCATATATACTCAAATATCAGCCAGGTGAGGATTTCGGAATTGATGATGTCGAGATAGATGAAGAATTTGTAAACGAGGAAGGATGAAACGTCGATATCTAGATTTACTACGAGAAGTAGAGCGAGATCACAAACAAGGTACGGGGTCTAATAAGAATAGCCATCTATTAGTGATTGACGGCCTGAATACATTCATTAGGGTGTTTTCGGCCGTCCCGGCCTTGAATGATGATGGAATGCATATTGGAGGCGTAACTGGATTCTTAAGATCAATTGCAGCTGTTATACGTCATGTGAAACCTACTAGGTGTGTGATTGTATTTGATGGCAAAGGCGGATCGACAAGGCGTAAAGCAATTTATCCAGACTATAAAGCTAATAGAGCCAACAAAACGGCATTTAATCGTTATCAAGAATTTGCATCAATAGAAGATGAACAGCAAAGCATGAAAAGGCAATTTGGTCGAATGATCGAATATCTTAATTGTTTACCTGTCACAACATTGGCTATTGATAATATTGAAGCAGATGATGCAATAGCATATATTGCAAATCAAATGTTCACAGAAGATGATCAGCGTGTTACAATTGTATCAACCGATAGAGATTTTTTACAGTTGGTAAATAATCGAATAACAGTATGGAGTCCGGTTAAAAAAATATTGTATACACCTGACACAATGAAAGAAGAATTTGGAATGCCATCTTCTAATTATCTGTTGTATAGAGCATTAACAGGTGATAAGTCAGATAACATTCCTGGTATTAATGGAGTAGGACTAAAAACATTGAGATCAAGGTTTCCATTGATTACCGAAAACAAACATGTATCGATTGATGAGTTGATAGAATATGCAGATTCACTCGATAAGAAATACAAAGTACATCAAACAATATTAGATAACAAATCGCAATTGCAGATGAATTACCGATTAATGCAGCTAAAGGACGTTGACATATCAGGCGATGCGAAGATGAAAATATTAAACATAGTAAATGATGACATCAATAAAATGGATGTGTTAAATTTCAAGAAAATGTTTATGTCTGATAAAATGTATACAGTTATTAAAGATTTGGATACATGGTTACAAACAGCATTCAATCCATTAAATGCTTACAGATCTCTTGGATAATTGAAATTATTTTTATATAATTAATGTATGACAGATAGATTAAGTTCATACGGTTATAGTTTTCAAATAAAAGTTATAACTGCATTATTTACAGACAGATTATTCTTACAACAGATATCAGACATTCTGATACCAACATACTTTGAAAGCGATGCTAATAATTGGATAGTAACCAAGATATTAGAATACAACAAAGAATATAAAGCTCCACCGACATTAGAAGTAATGAAAGTGAAGATAGAAGATGTTGATCATGATGTACTTAAACAACAGATAATCGATCACCTTAAAGATGCTTGGAAATTTGTAGAGGCTACTGATTTAGAATTTATTAAACAACAGGCATTAGATTTTTGTAAGAATCAAGAAATCAAAAAAGCAATACTGTCATCAGTTGAATTATTGAAGCATGGTAAGTATGAAGATATCAAATCAAAAATAGATGATGCGTTAAAAGCTGGAGGTGATAAAGATATTGGACATGACTACATGACTTCAATAGAAGAACGTTATACAGAAGCAGTACGGGATACAAAAGAAACGCCATGGGAAGTAATCAATGAATTGACTGATGGTGGTTTAGGTAAAGGAGAGTTAGGAGTATTCGTTGCACCAGCTGGTATTGGTAAGTCTTGGGGATTAATTAATATTGGTGCTAATGCAATTAAGAAAGGACAGACTGTTCTTCATTATACATTAGAATTGAATGAAGCGTATGTTGGTTTAAGATATGACTCGGTAGTTACTGGAATTGCAAATCAAAATCTAAAACATTATCAATCTCAAGTAAAAGAAGATCTAGAAAAATTAGATGGAGAGTTGATAATAAAATACTATCCAACCAAAACAGTATCGGTGTTAGGTTTACGTGGTCATATTGAAAAATGTATAATGCAAGGCAGGAAACCCGATGTTGTGATAGTTGATTATGCAGATTTGTTACGAGGCCATGGTCAAGAGAAGCGTCATGAGTTAGAAGGTATATATGAGGACTTGAGAGGACTAGCAGGAGAATATGAAATACCAGTATGGACAGCATCTCAAGCAAATAGATCGGCATTAGAGGAAGATGTGATTGGAGCAGAGAAGATTGCTGAATCATATGGTAAGGTAATGGTTGCAGATTTTGTTATATCATTGTCAAGAAAGGTTCAAGATAAATTGGCAGGAACTGGTAGGTGGCATGTTATCAAAAATCGATTTGGACCTGATGGTATTACATTGCCAAGTAAGATGAATACATCAAATGGACAAATACATATTTATGCGGATACATCAGTACAAGGACAGCAGACTCAAAAGGAAATGGATAAAGGAGAAGAGTATGCTAGACAGATGTTAGCTCGTAAATTCAAAGAAATAAACAACAATGACTTTGAATAAAAAAGTTATTAAAAAGTTACTCAAAACCGGCTTGAGCTCTGCAACGCTGTATATTTATTGTTAAAATAAGTTGATTTTTGTAACAAGACGGTTACGATTTTTTTGTTTAATCATATAGATAAGGAAGAAGAATTATGAATATTTCGAATAGGATATTATCGGACATTACAGTATACATGAAGTATGCTAAATATATTCCAGAGCTGAATAGAAGAGAGACGTGGGAAGAGCTAGTTACCCGAAATAAAAACATGCACATTAAAAAGTTTCCAAAACTTAAAAAGGATATTGAATCAGTATACAAGTATGTGTATGATAAAAAAGTACTTCCTTCAATGAGGTCTTTACAGTTCGGAGGGAAGCCTATTGAAATATCACCTAACCGAGTTTATAATTGTGCATACTTACCGATCGATGATGCAAGAGCATTTAGTGAAACAATGTTTTTGTTATTAGGTGGAACTGGCGTTGGTTATTCCGTTCAACGTCATCATGTAGAACAATTACCAGAAATTAGAAAACCAAATCCAAATAGAACAAGAAGATTTGTAATTGCAGATTCTATCGAAGGATGGGCAGATGCAGTTAAAGCATTAATGAAAACATATTTCAATGGTGGATCTAAATTAAGATTTGATTATTCAGATATTAGACCTAAAGGAGCTAGACTAGTAACATCAGGTGGTAAAGCACCAGGTCCTCAGCCATTAAAAGAATGTCTTGTTAAGATAGAAGGAATCTTATCAGAAATGGAAGATGATTCTAAATTATCGACTATACAAGTACATGATATAGTTTGTCATATTGCAGATGCAGTACTGGCAGGAGGTATTAGAAGAGCAGCTCTTATCAGTTTGTTTTCAGCAGATGATGATGATATGATCGCTTGCAAGTCAGGTAATTGGTGGGAAACTAATCCTCAAAGAGGTAGAGCTAATAATTCTGCAGTTTTAATGAGACATAAGATCACGAAAGAGTTCTTTTTAGATTTATGGAAACGTGTTGAATTATCAGGAGCAGGCGAGCCTGGAATATATCTTTCCAATGACAAAGATTGGGGAACTAATCCTTGTTGTGAAATTGCATTAAGACCATTTCAATTTTGTAACCTATGTGAAGTAAATGCATCTGATATTGAATCGCAAGAAGATTATAATAACCGAGTTAAGGCAGCTGCATTTATAGGAACAATGCAAGCATCGTATACTGATTTTCATTACCTACGTCCAATATGGCAACGTACAACAGAAAAAGATGCATTGATTGGAGTATCTATGACTGGTATCGGTTCTGGAACTGTATTAGGTTATGATATGAAAGAAGCTGCTAAATTAGTAAAAGAAGAAAATGCACGAGTAGCTGAGCTGTTAGGTATTAATCGATCGGCTAGATGTACAACTGTTAAGCCTGCAGGAACAACATCATTAACATTAGGGACATCATCAGGTATCCATGCATGGCACAATGATTATTATATCAGAACAATACGTGTCGGAAAAAATGAATCGATATATAAGTATTTAGCCGAACACCATCCAGAACTTATTGAAGATGAATATTTCAGTCCGCATGATACTGCAGTGATATCTATACCACAAAAAGCTCCAGAGGGTGCAATTATGAGAACAGAATCTCCATTCCAATTATTAGAACGAGTAAAAAGAGTTGCTCAAGAATGGATTAAGCCTGGACATAGAGCAGGTTCAAATACTCATAATGTATCAGCAACTATTTCATTGAGAGAGCATGAATGGGCAGCTGCAGGAGAATGGATGTGGGACAATAAAAAATATTATAACGGATTGTCAGTATTGCCATATGATGGTGGAACATATAAACAAGCACCATTCCAGGATTGTACTCAAGAAGAATATGAAAGATTGTTTTCATACCTTAAAGATATTGACTTGACTAATATTATTGAACTAGAAGATGAAACAGACCTATCAGGAGAATTGGCCTGCAGCGGTGGTGCATGTGAGATAGTATGATGAGAACAGATGATTGGATAACAAAATTGTATTACGGCTTTCCTATATAAGCTCATGCATATTTATTAACAAAAGGATATTATGTTATTACGTAAAGGCGATCGTGGACCCGATGTTAAAAAAGTCCAAGAAGCATTAAAAATATCTGCAGACGGAATATTTGGCTCACAAACAGAAGGTGCAGTAAAACAATTTCAATTAGAACAAAAATTGGCAGTTGATGGAATTGTTGGACCAAATACCTGGGATGCGTTAGGACTTAATGACGTTGATACCGATCAAGCTAATGCAGTAGAAGATACGGCATATGATAAAGATGATAAGATTGCAAGGCATGGAACATATACAACAAAAGATGGACTTGTTATCGATAAAGCATATTTAGATTCTGATGAATATGTAAGAGATTATGGTAAGATAGAACCATTAGGATTTTTTATTCATCATACAGCTGGTTGGGATAATCCTTATAACACTGTAAATAATTGGAATCGTGATACACGTGGAAGAGTTGCTACACAATACGTAATAGGTGGTTCTAACGTAAAAGGTAAAGAAGCAAAATATGATGGAGTAGTTGTTGAATGTTTTCCAAATAATTACTTAGGATGGCATTTAGGAAAAGTAGGTAACTTTAATATATCAAAATATTCTGGCGGTGTTGAGTTAAACAATTTTGGTTACCTAACTAAGAAAGGTGATAAGTATTATACTTATGTTAATACAGAAGTTAAACCAGAGTTTGTATGTGATTTAGGATACAAATTTAGAGGACACCAATATTGGCATGCGTATACAGATAAACAAATTGAAAGTTTAAGATTATTGATTTTGCATTTGAAAGACGTTTATCCTAAAATGGATTTGGTAAATGGTATTCCAAAATTATTGAAAGATGGCGTACATCCTAAAGATGCTTTTGAATTTAATGAAGATGCTTATTATGCTAGACAATTTGGTTTATGGTCACATACATCAGTTAGAAAAGATAAGTTCGATTGTTTCCCTCAAAAAGAATTAGTGGAAATGTTAAAAAATCTTTAAAAACATTTGGTACTTTGAAAAAAAGTCTTTATATTTAGATAAATTTAAAAATAATTAGTTATATGAACAAAGCAAAATATCAGTTCAAAGATGTTGAATTAACGTTTAATTTCAAAAAGATTCCTGCATGTGATCAGGAATATCTTCGTACAATGTTTTATGAGACAGTACTAGATCGTTCTGTCAAGAATACTGGGGTATCATTTAATGAATACTATCCCGGCGCTGCTTCATTTACATTGTTCAATAACGAGCATGTGAAAGATCAGACGATGTGGGAATATGCTGATCCATCTACAAGTACGGCATCTCATTTGTTACATGGCAAAAAATATTATCTTGCATGGACTTATGATCAAGCCGCGGCAAACGAATTAGTTACAATATGAATAAATTTCAATCAACAAAAATCTTTGATGGGTTCAGTACAGTATTCCGTCAATGGCAAGCCGAAGGAACTCATTGCAGATTCTTGCATGGCTATGCAATAGAATTCAAAGTTACATTTCAAGGCGATCTTGATGAAAGAAATTGGGTATGGGACTTCGGAGGAATGAAAAGAGCTAACACGAAGATTGATGGAATGTCTCCTAAAGAATGGATGGATTATATGTTCGATCATACAGTTGTAATAGCTAATGACGATCCAGAAAAGGTGTTCTTTGAGAACCTAGATGCTAAAGGCGTTATCCAATTACGATTAATGGATGGACCGGTAGGTGCTGAAAGGTTTGCCGAATTTATATATAAAAAATTAAATGAATTCGTTCGAATAGAAACAAAAGGTAGAGTGCATGTGCAGCGAGTAGAGTTCTTTGAGAACAAGAAAAATACTGCAATTTATGAGTAAAGAAGAAATACCATACATATCATTATACGATTATCTAGGTCGTGCTGTTAGAAACAGCGAAGATGGAATATATGTTTCGCAAAAAGCGCAAGAACAAGGGATAAAGCCAAGGACTAAATTATTGCCAGAAGAAGTACAAACTGATAAATATAAGTCAGTAGCTACATATCCAATTGACTTTTTAGATACTATATACAAACGGTCGGACCAAGTAATAGTTCGTAGAGATGAATTAAATCAAGTACTTGATCGTATAAAAAGTTTAGAAATCAAATTACAGGAATTATTAAATGCTACCAATAAACATGAGCCAGATGCCGATGACCTCCCCTTCTAAAGATTGGAAAGGAATAGATGATTATGACAAAACGCTTCCAGTACTTGAAGTATATCGATGCGTACAAAGCGAAGGAAGTAGATTTGGAAGACCTACTATAGCAATAAGAACAACCGGTTGTACTCACCGATGTTATTTTGGAGAAGGAGGTTGGTGTGATAGCTGGTATACATCGATACATCCAGAGAAAGGAACGTTTACATTTAATGATATTGTTAAGATATATGATGATAATCCTCAAGTTCGAGAAATGATGATCACTGGCGGATCGCCTACAATGCACCCAGCGTTGATGAACGAGTTAACGATGTTTGCGATGAGTCGTGGTATCATAACAACTATAGAAACAGAAGGCAGTCATTTTTTAAAGACACCAATGCCATTTGACCTAGTTTCATTATCACCAAAGTTTAGTAACAGTGTTCCGGTAGTAGGAACTAAAACACCAGCCGGTAAAGAAGTAACTGAACAAATGGTAAAGACTCATAACAGATTAAGATTGAATCATGAAGCTATCAGCAAGACATTGAAATATCATCATGATTATCATTACAAACCAGTTTGGGATGGTACCGAATATAATCTAGAAGAAATTGAAGAATTCCGAGTATTGCATAACATACCAAAAGATAAAACATTTGTTATGCCAGCTGGAGATACAAGAGAAGAACTTATTAAAATGTATCCGAAAGTATTTGAAATGGTCGCCAAGCATGGATATAATATGACAGGTAGAGACCATATTATAGCTTATGATACAGAAAGAGGTGTATAACTAAAAGGAGTTACAAAATGAAAATGAAACCGATCGGTGATCTAGTTTTGATCAAAATGCATGAGAAGAAAGAAAAGACTCAAGGAGGTATTATTCTGACTGATAGCGCTACGGAGGGGTATCTATACGCAACCGTAAAATCAGTCGGGTCAGGATTATATACTCAAACAGGAGATAAGATTCCTATGATAAGTGAAGTAGGAGCAACCATAATGATTCATAAGAACCAATTAGGTGATCAAAAAAAGCTTAAGCTTGAAGATGAGGAATATTACCTGGTACATGAATCAGAATTGGCAATGATATCAACAAAATAACAAATATACTCATCCGGAAGTTAATATAGGAGAAAAAAGATGGAAACACTTTATTTTACTTTAGGTATTGCTTCTGTGGTTGTTACAGCTGTTGCTGTAGGAGCTGTGTGGGCAATGTTCAAGGTGACGAAGATGAACTCCATGTTGCGTGATGTCGAGCAACAATTTGGAAGTACTCACCAAGACATAACAATGGTTGAACAAACCATAATGAATAACATTGAACACAATCTTCGTGATTTAGATGCAAAATTCAATGACTTGTATCAAGATCTAGATGAGAGATTCAATGGAGCACATCGAGAAATAGAAAACCGTTCACAAGACACTCAAAGAAAATTTGATGAAGTTTACAGAACAATTGATTCTCGTATTGATAAAACAGCGGATAATGTCTCGCGAGAAATTGCAGAGATATATAAAATTTTAGAAGCGAAAGCGATTATAAAATAATTTAAACATTCCGGATGAGTTATTTGTTTATTTGAAAAAAATTTCTTATATTTAATATATGACAACAAAAAAGAGTATAGAACTAGTTAAAGAAGGATTTGCTAACGGAGTAGCTCCTGGCGGTCCATTATCAGATCAAGAGAAGTCTGATATGATAGAAAATGCAACCAAAGCATTTGGCGAATTTCTAGATGCATTGCGATGTGATTGGAGAGACGATCCAAATTCAAATGATACTCCTAGGAGAGTAGCTAAAGCATATGTTAATGATTTATGGGCAGGTCGATATAACGGAGCTCCAGAGATTACTGCATTTCCAAGCGATGGATATGATGGCATGGTGTTTGAAGGAGGTATTCCATTAACTTCAATGTGTTCACATCATCATCAAACTATTATGGGTAAAGTGCATGTAGCTTATATTCCAGGCGAGGATAGCAAAGTAATCGGTTTAAGCAAATTAAATCGATTAGTTGAACATTTTGGTAGGAGAGGAGCTATACAAGAACAATTAACAGTTGCCATTCATAATTCGATTGATACGATTATCAATGACAATAAAGGTGTTGCTGTTATGATAGATGCTACTCATAACTGTGTATCTTGTAGAGGTGTTAAGCATGGCGGTGCTTCAATGAAGACAAGCAAACTAACTGGTGCATTCAAAGACGATCCTGCAACCAGAAATGAATATTATGAATTTGTAAGAAGTTATGGAAATTGTAATTCCTGAATATAAAATAGAGCGTCGTGTAAGAGCATTGGCGCATAAGATATCCGAAGAACATAAAAATAGTGGTAATTCGTTGCCACCTGTTATGATATGTGTTCTTAATGGAGCTGTAATGTTTTATACAGATCTTGTTAAGGATATGGGTATCGATGTTCAAATGGATTTCATTAGAGCCAAGTCATATGAAGGACGAGACAATTCCGGAGGCGTTGAAATTACAAAGACATTGGACTTAGATTTGAAAGGCAAACGAGTTTATATCATTGAGGATATTATTGATACAGGACAGACAATGATAGAAGTTTTGCATCATGTAAATGATCGTATGCCAGTAGATGTGAAAGTGGTAACTTTAGTTCAACGTAAGGACGCGAAAATGCCAGCCGATCATTTTGCATTTGAAGTCGGGGATGAATGGCTTTGTGGCTATGGATTTGACGATAATTCATTGAAAAGAAATTACAGAAACATATATAAAATTAATTAATGTATCAAGCAGTAGCGTATCACAAAAATTCAAATACAGTACATATTTGGGATGATAAGAAAGGTCATCTTAAGGTAAAATACAAACCATATGCATATCGTAAATCTTCTTACGGTAAACATGTAGCATTGGACGGTCAACGAGTTGATAAGATCTTTGATTTCGATAGAGATGATAAAGGATTGTATGAATCTGATATCAATCCAGAAACTCGTACTTTGATAGACATGTATACAGATTCGGATGAATCATCTGTCGGTCATAGAATACTTACAATTGATATTGAGGTTGATATTGCAGATGGATTTCCAACTCCAGAAACGGCTGAACATGAAATAACTTCGATGGCTGTTTATGATCATGCAGGCGATGAACGATATGTTTGGGTTTTAGATAAACAAGGAGTTGTTGAATCAACAGTAAAAGATAATGTTAAGATCATTTCATGTCATGATGAATATACATTACTAGAAAAGTTCTTGCATACTTATTATGAAATACAACCTACTATCATTACAGGTTGGAACATTGATTTCTTTGATATTCCGTATTTATATAACAGATTGGTTAAGGTAGTTGGAGAAAAGAAAGCCAGAACCTTATCACCAATCAAAGATGTTATTTGGCTAAAGCATAGAAACAGATATCGTATATCAGGTGTATCGTGTCTAGACTATATGGCATTGTATAAAAACTTTACATATAATCAAGAATCAAGTTATTCGTTAGAAGCTATATCACAAAAAGAATTAGGCAAGGGAAAGATTAAATATGAAGGATCGTTAGATGATTTATTGAAACGAGATATTCAAGCCTATATTGATTACAACATGAATGATGTTGATCTGGTTGTGGAGTTAGATCAAAAAATGAAACTTATCGATTTGGCTCGAGGTATATGTCATAAAGGTCATGTTCCATACGAAGACTTTTTATTTGCAACTAGATATCTGGATGGTGCGGCTGTTACATATCTTAATCGATTAAATATTGTGGCACCTAATAGACAACCTAGGAATTCAGATGAGCCATTAGATTTGTTAGGAGCTTATGTAAAGGCACCAAATCCAGGCCGATACAAATGGGTATATGACCTTGACTTAACATCGTTATATCCTAGTATCATTATGACACTTGGAATATCTCCAGAAACCAAAGTAACTAAAATTGAAAACTTTGATGGTCATAAATTTGTTAAAGGACAATCTACTCATTTAACAGATGGATGGAACGGTTGGGAAACTACAGATGAACTGCAAAAATATCTGAATGATAATGAATATTCAATTGCTGCTAATGGTGTTATATATGATACAAAGATAAAAGGATTCTTGCCATCGATATTAGACAAATGGTTTAATGAACGTGTTGAATATAAAAATCTTCGTAAGAAATATGAAAAGGAAGGAGATGAAGCCAAGGCAGAATATTATGATAGGATGCAGTTGGTAACTAAAATTCTTCTCAATTCATTTTATGGAGTACTTGGTAATCCAGGATTTAGATTTTTCGATCCGGATAATGCAACAGCGATTACATCTACAGGTCAGCAATTGATTAAATTTACAGCTGATATTGGTAATCAATATTATACAAAAGAATTGCAAGAGAAGAAAGATTATTGCATCTATACAGATACTGATTCAACTTTCTTTTCATCTTTACCAATCATCGAAAGCCGTTATCCGAATTATGATATTACAGATGAAGGTTGGATGGCTGAAAAAACTATTGAAGTTGCAGATGAAGTGCAAGCCTTTATTAATAAATCATATGACATTTATGCAAAAAGATTTCATAATGTAACAGCTCATAGATTTGATATCAAGCAAGAAAATGTTGCGAAGGCTGGTTTATGGATTGCCAAGAAACGATATGCACAATGGATTATTAATGTTGAAGGTCATACTGTATCTAAACTAGATGTGAAAGGATTAGATGTTGTTCGATCATCATTCCCGCCATCGTTTCGAAAGTTCATGGCTGAGGTACTGGAAGATATGTTAAATGATATTGATAAGGTTACATTGGATGAAAAAATTCTAAACTTTAAAGATCGTATGAAAACATTGCCATTAGTAGATGTTATGTTTCCGATTGGTGTTAAGAATGTAACTAAATATGTTAGGAAAGGAGATAAGCCATTCATGCCTAGAATGAAAGGAACGCCAGTCCATGTTAAATCAGCATTGAACTATAACGACATGTTACGACATTTAGGAATTGATAAACGATATCAAGG